AGATAACAGTAAAATAATAAATGAAACAACAAATAAATGGAATAAAAATTATCTCATATCAAAAGATATAGAATTATTAACAAAATTTTATAGAACAATCTTGATTAAAAACACTAAAAGACTTTCTTATTTAAATAAGAATAAAAAAAATAAAACAACAAAGACGGAGGATTGTTTTGAGCATATACATAGAGAATGTTCAAAAAAAGAAATAACCAATCAAAAAAACCTTATTGAAGAATTGAATTCGTTACATAAATAATATCAAATAATATGATACAAAGACCAAATAACCTAGAAGACAGAATAGGAGGAACTGTTCAATTAGAACATTATCAAGGACACGCATTAGAATTAGATGGATGGACATTAACTAAGGTTTTAGATGACATATTAATGGTTCAGTATGTAGACGTAAATGAAGACGGAACAGAAATTAAAAGAGGAAGTTTATGGGTTCCTATAAACACTGTTAATTTTGTATGGAGAGTAGGAAAAGTTATTCTTTCTGGTCCTAACTGCAAAACAGTTAAAGAGAACGATTATATAGTTTTTCCTAATGATAAAGGAATACAAGCAGCCAATATAAATGACATCAAGAATATAGTATTTTTGAGTGAAAGTAGAATATTTGGTGTTTGTAATCCAAAATTCATAAAAAATGAATAGATTAACATTACAAGGTTTAGATTCATTATGTTTGACTCATTTAGTTGAATTGAAGTTTATAAGAAGAATAAAAAAACCTTCGTCTTTACCCACCAGAAGAATGTTATGTACTAGAGATATGAGATTATTAAACTCTAGTCAAGGTAGAATGGTATTTAATTTTTTACCACCAATTAAATCTGCTCCATATGATGCAAAATCAAAAAATCTATTACCAGTATTTGATATTATTTTCCAAGATTGGAGAAATATACCAGTAGAGAGTGTTATGGTTATGATGGCAATACCAACTAATCCACAAAAACCTTTTTGGGAATATTTTGATAGAGTTTTAAGAAAAATGACAAAGGTTCAAAAGAAAGACTTTATAAACAAATGAATATATCTTCTTCAGAATTAGAAGAAATATGTAAATCTCTTTTACAAAAAACTGTTTCTTTTACTATAAGAAATAAAGTTTTGAAAAGGGGTAAGATTGAACTTTTTGTTCAAAGAAATTTTTATATAATTTTTCATTTATTGACAGACAAAAATAAAAAAGAAAAATTGGAGATACCTATACCATTTTTATATGAAAATCACATAGAAGATGGATTAATTTACTTTGATTATAGAATTAAATCATTATCTAAATATTGTCCTGAAGTAGAGAATGTTTTAATAAATTTATTAGAAAAAACAAATAAAAAAAATAAATTTGGTGATGTTATATTGGTTATAGAGGAAACAAAAAATGAATAAACAAGAAAAATTATGTTATAACTTATTTAGTGGTACATATTACTATGTATTAGAAAATGATATTAAACTTTTAAGTAAAGGTCAGATACCTCTTATTAAAAAACCATCAAATTGTAAAAAGTGTTACAATAGAGGTTACTCAGGAAAAAATACAACGGATTTTACTTTTATTCCTTGCAATTGCTTAAAAAAGAATATAGATTTTGTATCATTAAATTTAATACCAAATGATACAAACGAAATTTAATCTAAAGAGTTTTTTTCCCGAAAATTCTACACCTAGACCATCTCAATTAGAAGCACTAGACAAAATAGATAATATTTGGTCTAGTGGTAAAAAATATGTCGTAGCTTGTATGCCTACGGGTATAGGTAAAAGTCATATAGGATTGTCTATAGCTAATAGTTCATCAGAAATAGATGATGATAGAAAAGATCAAATAATTTCTTATTACCATCATAAAATGAATCAAAATAATGAGTACTATTATGATTTAGAAAATAGTAATAAACCAAATTATGGTTGTTATTTATTAACAATAACCAAATCATTACAAGATCAATATAAAGACTTATTTCCAGATATTTCATTATTTAAGGGTAAAAATAATTACCAATGTCAGGTAGATTTAGAATCTACCGCCGATTATGCTCCATGTATATATTCTAAAAAGTTGAAACAAAAGTGTTTTGATTCTTGTATATGTCCGTATTATGAATCTAAGAATAAAAGCCTATATTCAAAAACATCGATTTTAAATTATAAAAGTTTTTTTAATTTAAGACCATTTCTTAGAAAGAGACAGATTATTATTTGTGATGAGGCCGATGGGATTGAACAAGAATTAGTATCTCAATTTACTATCGAGATTAATTACTCTTTTTTGAAATCGTGTGGAATAACATTTAAAAAAATAAAAGAAAATGACATAGACAAAGCAAAAGTTTGGTTGTTTGATGTATACAACCAAATATTAGATGAATTAACTAAAGCAAAAAAGAAAGCTAATTTATTAGCAAAAGAAAACGGGTTTTCATCTCTTCAGGAAAAACAAATTCAGATAATGAATAAATTATCTAAATTACAATCAAATTTAAATACAGCAATTCAGTATTGGGATGAATGTAGCTACTTGATAGAAGAAATGAAATCTGATAAGATTATATTCACACCATATGATATAAGACCTTTGTTTAAGGCTGTATTCGATGATTCTGATAGAGTTTTGCTTATGTCTGCTACACTAAGCAATCATAGACAGTTTGCTAGTAGTATGGGTCTTTCTAGTGATGAATATGAGTATCTAGAATTAGATTCTCCATTTAATCCTGATAAATCACCGATCTATTGTTCTAATAGATATAGTTTGTCATACAACAACAAAAATAAAGATTTAGATTCTATGATTGATGCTTGTTTACAAATATGCGAGCAGCACAAAGACCACAAAGGAATCATTCATACACATACTAATCTTATAACACAAGAATTATATAAAAAATTAAAAGGTGATAGTAGATTTTTATTTAAATCTGAAGAGATTTCTAATGAAATGATACTAACACAACATAAACTATCAGATATACCTACTGTATTAATAAGTCCTTCTTTAGACACAGGAATAAGCTTGGATGGAGACTTGGGTAGATTTCAAATTATAATGAAAGCTCCTTATTTACCATTAAGTTCCAATAGAATTAAAAAGAAACTAAATTCAAATCCTGATCAATATTCTTATTATATGCTTAATACATTAGTTCAAATGGCTGGAAGATGTACTAGGTCTAAAGATGATTTTTCTATAACATATATACTCGATGGAAATGCAACGAAAGCAATAATGCAAAATAAAAATCTATTACCAAGGCATTTCTTAAAAAGAATACACTAAATATAATAGTGAAAAGCTGGACATACAATAAAGAGATACAAACACTAATAGAGCAATTTGCTGGTGCATTTAATGATATTATAATAAAAAGGTTTGACAAAGATGGTAATGCATCACCTAATAATTTTAAGGTTAATTTTGTTTATGCACCTAAACAGAGAGTTTTAGAATCATTACGTACAGCAGCACCAGGTGGAATGACAACACCAGCAATATCAATAAATATTGCATCTGTAGAACGAGATAATAATAGAGTTTTTAATAAAAACACAGGATTTAATATAGATGCAAAATCTATTGCTGATGGACCTTATAGTGATTTTATAAAATATATAAGACAACCAGTTCCTATAAACATAGGAGTAAACATGTCTATAATAACAAAATATCAAACAGACATGGACCAGATATTGTCTAACTTTATACCTTATTGTGATCAATATATAATAATTTCTTGGAAATTACCTGTTGGATATAATAAAAATTATGAGATACGAACCGAAATACTTTGGTCTGGAACAGTAAACTTAAATTATCCATTAGAATTACCACCAAACCAATCTTTTAGAATAACAGCCGATACATCATTCACTATTAAGGGATGGTTGTTTAAGAGTGAAGATTATAATGAAACACTTAAAAAGATTTATTATATAAATACTGATTTCGTACCTGTTTTAGAAAATGATATTAATTCATGTAAACTAATAACAGACTTAGATCAATACGAAACCGAATCAACACATATATCTGCTAGACCACATATTTATTGTCATTATCCACATAATATCATTAAAGATAATATAGAAGTATATTATGAAAACAATTTAATTTATTTAACAGGTAAATTTTTATCCTATACTAGAGCTATGTATATAAGTTCTAGTCCAAATGTATTTGATGTTTCTCCTACCTTATATAATCCATTTCAAGGATTAACTGCACTTGAACCGTTATATCCTAGTTTTTATGGTTATAAATTGTCTGCATATGAGATTATAGATGACGAAACAATTACATTCTCATTACCATTTTCAAGCGCAAATCAAGGTTATATTGATGTTATAGTTGAAAATGAAGCAGGATATAGGTCTATAATATCAGAAAC